CCACCTCCTGTAGTCCCTGGGCCAAAACCTCCTGGTCCACCATAATCAGGCATTACAGCCCTCCGTTCGGTTTTATAATGTTAGATGTAATCTTATCCATGTTCGATGTAATCTTTTCTGCTTTGTCCATAACTTTGTTTATAGAATCTTTTTCTAATTTTTCTGTAGCGATTGCAGATCGAAGAGCGATGGCATCTTTTTGTTGATCAATCTTTGCACGATCAGTTGCTTTTTTATCACGTGCTTTTTTCTTTTCAAAACCTAATCTCTCACTTGCCTCTTCTGCTTTTCTCATCATGTCTTGTTGTTTAACATCAAGCTCGTCTCGTTTAAAGTCGAGCAACGGATCACCGCTTGATTGTTTTAATAGNTCNTCATACTCTGCAACAAACTCTGCAATCAATTCTGACTCACGTTCAGCAACTCGTGATTGCATTTCCATCATCATCTGTTGTTGCATCATCTGTTGTTGTTCAGGCGGCAACTGTTGCATTTGTGCCATAACTTCTTGTTGTATTTCTTCCTGAGCTTTTAGCGATATGTGTTGCATGATGTGTGCCTGTAAGTTTGCCATGACAATAGGACTCGATTTAACAACAGTGCTGTGCATCATGGAAAAGTGTGCCTCAATGTGTGCGTCATGATTTTGACCAGGAAACGCTTGTGCCGGCATACCTGCAAGTATCTCAGAGTTTTCTGTTGCAGGATCCTTTGGCTGTGGTTGTTGAGGCGGAGCTAAGATCGCGTCAATATTTTGCACACCCATCGCCTCATACATTCTTCGATACGCTTCATAAATATTGTGCATTTGTGGTGCTGCTTGTGCCAACTGTAATTGTTGTTGAGCCAGTGTCACACGTTGTGTAACAGAAAATATATTAGGATCAGACACAGGTATTACATCAATACGCGCATCAAAGTCTTGTGCTTTGATCGCTTGATTACCACCAACAATCTGATACGGATAAACTGGTGGTAAACTTTCTGCAAAAAGTTTTGCAAGTAATTTAAATTCTTTGCCTTGTGCAGCGTGCATTCTTTTGTGAATAGCAGACATCACTTTCATACCACGCTCTAATAACGCCATAGTCGTGCCCACTGGGTTGACTTCATTGCCTTCACCAAGTTTCATGTCAGCCACAGCTGCAAAAGATTTACCGCTGTCAATTACAAAACCAAGTAAATTAAATAGTGTACCTGATGGTTCTTTGTATGGCAGTGTCATCAAAGATGCACGAAGGTCACCGGCTGGTGCATCTACATCTCTAAACTCTCCAGGAACTAGTGGTTGGTCATCGTCACGTATTCTTAGCCCTCGAGCCTTAAACCCAGCAGGTAAGTTGACGAGTGTCCCTGCATCAATAAGCTGTCGTAATACAGAGGTTGCGGTTTTTGTGAGACCACCCAACATATGGATAAGACCAAAACCATAAAAACCAAGACCTGGCAAAAACTTGTAATGAACGAAATATTGTTTTTTAATTTTAAGTGGATCAGTCTCATTCCAGTTTCTTCTTATTGATAATATTTGATTTGAACCTTCTTCTATAGTTACAATGTATGGTAGACGAATGCCAGTCTCTTCGCCTGCCTCATTGGCATCTTCGTATCCCGGCAGGTCTAAATCTACGTGCATCTCAAGTAGTGTGTATACATCGTCTTTGGTGTATGTTTTTTGTTTGCCGTCTAGCTCGTCAATTTTATCTTGCACCTCGCTTGGGTCACCTTCAGACGGTTCGCCCACAGGAATGTCACGATAGAAACCTGACACCTGAAACTTACGCAGGTCGTTTGACATCATTTTCACAACATGTGTGATTCTAGAACATGTGTGCAAATCTGTTGCTTCGTATGGTACAACCAAATCTTCTGATGAGACAAATTTAGAAACAGGTCGACCTAAAGTATTATCGAAATATATTTTACGAAACGCCGAACCAGATAGGGGGAGGTGAAAAAGCATTTGATCTAGTTCGGGTTCGTATTCCTCCATGACGTGGGTAAGTTGGAAATTCATAAACTCTTTTACACGTTGTGATTGTTGCTCTACTTGCGGGTTGATAGCGCCCATGATTTGTGTTTTTACAGGGCCACCTGCAGGAAATAATTCTTTGTAAGATTGTGCTTGAAACTGTGTAACTGATTCTGCAAGTAATGGGTGAGATACACCAGACGCACCAGGAAAAGGATTTGTTCGATCTTCATATTGCATGCCTAAAAGTTCTAGCCCCTCTGCATAAGTTGATGACCAATCACTTCTTGATTCTTTGTCACCGTCATACGCATCGGACAGTTCTCTTGCGATCATCTCAAGATCGCCATCGCTCATGTTATCAGCTAAATTTTCGTTGTGTCCGCCCATCATCGGTTGAGGCGCACCGAAGTTTATGGTTGCGCCGCCATCAGCATCAAGTTGCGGATCGCCTTCCATAATATCTACTTCTTGTGCTCTGATGTCGAACTTCATTTGTTCTTTGAGCGGCATGTCTCTATCGATGGCCATGTTATGCCACCATTGTTGGCATTATATTTTCGATGCCCTCGGGTCTTCTTTTTACGCGATTAACAAAATCTTTGTACTCTTCAAAACTATTAATATTATATTCATCTAATAATCTTGATCCTGCCTCTGACTCTAACATTGAGTCATACATTCTAAACAACTCATCATCATCTAACTGCGTTAATCGACCAGACTCTAAGATTTGTCTAATTGCTTCAAACTCATCTGTGTCCATTCTTCCTTCTGGGTCATCAATAAATGGAGGTGATCTGTACTCGTCTTCATCCGCAGCGGCCATCATTGAACCAAGACCTCTCTTAGAATCTTTTAACTTCATCGCAGACGGGCCAAATAATATTTGCTCTGCTGCTTTTTCTGCGTCGTCTCTTGACATGCCGCCTTCATCTATAAGTCTTTTCATTAACATTTCCATTTCTTCAGCTGGTCCTAAACTAAAGCCTCCGTTATCAAAACCAATACGGCCACCCAAAGCGTTTGGAACCCTAAAACCCATTGAAAATAATTCTTGATCTATCTCTATTATTTTGTCTCTATCATTTTTATTTACGGCCTCTTCTCTTAAGTCAAGAAGTTGTGTAACTCTGTTTTGACTCATGCCCACCGTGCCTTCTGATCCTGATTTAAAACCGATACGACCACCGTCTTGAAGTCGATCTCTGCCTGTTTTTTCTCCTGACAGTAATTTCATTATGCCTGAAGTTCCAACTGTTGGACTTATAAAAGGTAATATGGCATCAAGTAAATTTTTTTCGCCCTTGTCTGTTTTAGCTCTATCCCCGAATCTTTTTAAAAACTCATCTTTATCTATTCTTTTTAACATTTCATTTTTATTAAACTCTACAACTTTTTCTGCCTGCTCTCTTGAAATGCCGTACAGATCTATTAAATCTTCAACACTCAACGGTGATAAGTCCATCGTTGCAATAGATGGTCCTTCTCTACCTTTACCTCTTCCAAAACCTTCTTCCGCTCTGCCTGGTGTTCCTCCCATAATTCGACTAGGCCCCATTGGACTAATAAGTTTGCCTTCAGGAGTATAGAAAAAATCTGGATATTCTATAGCGCCTGGCATGTTAGTTTGAAAATTATTATCTCGTTCTCGGAAACCAAAGGGATTCTTAGGAGTAATTCTTGCTCCCTCTAACATTTTTAAAATTTCTTCGCTTCTATTATGTTCCATACTAAGTTGCCTTACCCTTTTTCACGCCTTTGATCTTACCCTTGTTAATGCTAGCATAGAATACAGTTTTTCCTTTCTTTTTACCATAAGTTTTTTTCATGGACTTTAGGATCTTCTTACCCTTTTTGTTCAGTGGCATCTAGTCTCCTCCAAAACTCGTCCAAAGCGTTGTGTTCGCAGTTATTGCAGCCACAATCCTCGATTTTGCACGAGCCTCCATTACCGCAGTGACAGTTGTGTCCGCAGTGTTTACACGATAAATCATCTAACATTTCCATCGTTTACGGGCCTGACGCAGTCTAGAATTAGGGTCTTTAGCAGCTTTTGGAAACTTTTTCATTTGTCCTGCACTTCTTGCACAGAATGATTTACGTCTCTTTGCAGCTTTGCTTCCAGGTTTGACCTTGCCCGTAACAGCTGTTTTTAATTTACTTCCTGGGTTATCACGCCGATATTTAGCGACACCTGCTTTTGTCATGCCGGCGCCTGCCTTCGTTGGCCTGAAATACTTTTTAGTTTTTGGCGGCTGTTTGTCTCTTTTTCTTGCCACTACGTTCTCCTAATAATACTTTAAACTTTTGCACACGATTACGTGCGTTGCGCTCAGACTTAGCGTTCTTTTTGTCTAATGCAGTTTTAACATCTCTACGCGCTTTCATCAACCCCTTTACAAGTTTGCGCTTGCGAGGCGAGTCTTTCAGCGGAGATTTCTTATACTTTTTTCCTTTTACGATTATGTGTTTTTCTGATGGCATCTTTACCTTTTCTAAATATGCTGGCTACCTGTGTCTTGCCCATAACTTTGGCACGTTGCTCACCAACTGTTAAGATTTGTATTTTGCGCGCAAACGGTTTAGAAACCTTTTTGACCTTCGCCACAGTCTTCCGGGCGTCTTGCGGAGTCGCGAACTTAATACGTACAGTGTCCTTCGGATTTTCATCTGTGTATAGTCTCCTTCCTGAGCCTTTTGGTTTTTTACCTGTTCCGACTTTTGGATCTTTTGCCATTTTTCAAAACACTCTTTAAAGTTTTAGCTTGTGCTGCGTGTGTCTTTGATGCTTTAGACAAGCCTTTAATAATTTTTTTAATTTTAGATTTACCTTTAGAAATTTGTTTTCGCGTCTGAGATCTGTTGATTGTCATTAGATAATACCAAGTGATTTATAATAGTTTCGAACAGATGGATTACCAATACGTCTAGATGTGCCCTTGCCCTCTGGAATTTGCACATCGATAAAACTACCCATGTATCCTCCATCAGCTGCCTTTTTTCTTTTCTTAAATGTTGCAACGTTTGTTGGTTTACCACCTACACCTTGTGCCTTCGCTCTCTTACGAGATACCGCCGATCGACGTTGACTTTCTGTCATGCGATTAGCTTTTGCTCTTGGCACACATTTTGGATATTTTCTTTTGGCGTCTTTCTTTTGTTTAGAACGCCCACACTTTGCAAAGCCCCCACCT